ACCTTGTAGAGGGTATCGCCCATGATCTGCGCTACACGTTCAGCGGCTCGCCGCGATCCGCCGTCGTTGCGGATTGCTTCCTTGGCGGCAGGGTTGGCATCCGCCAGCGCCTCGATCGCTGGCTGAAGGCGGTCCGCCATCACCTTGGCGAGCGGCTCACGCATGCGCTGAAATTCGGTCGCGTCATTTAGATTCTCGTAATAGGTGCCCCACAAGGAATTGCGCATCACGATGCTGCGGAACGCGTGCGCGTTCGTGTAGTGGTAGAGCAATGGATGGTTCGCGGCGAGGCGGCCCTGGTTCCCGTCGTTGTTTTTCCGCTCCGCTTTGTTCTCGCTCATGCGATTTTATCTATCGCGCCGACGCTTGACTGCGCAAGCATGGCATCGCTCAAAATGAACCTGTTGCTGGCTTCTCTGGATTGGTCGAAAATACGCGAAATGCTCTTCGGGTCAGGCGCGGTCATGAGGCGGAGGTGATCAATGAGATTACAGACGGACGAAATAGTGAGCTAGCGGGCATTGAAAGTTGCCTGCAGACGCTGGTCAGACCAGGCGTAGGCCAGTTGTTTGGCAAACCTGGTTACGCCGAGCGGCGGTGCGGCTCCCTCGGCAATGTCCGCCACGATGGAGGGAGAAACAAACGCCAGCGGCGCCAGCAGGCGTATGTGGCGCTCCACTTTGCCCTCGCGTTTCGCAATATCCGCAAAGGAAGTGACGCGGCCCTCGGTGAGATCCTCAATCCAGGCACGGGCTTTTGCTATCGCGGTGAGCAGTGCGTCTCGCTCCACCGCTGTCATCAGTGTCTTGGAGGCCGGGGTATGGAGCAGCCCTTTGACGGCCGCCATGCCAGTGGGGTTCCAGGGCACGGCCACAACAGCAGCCGTTTGCTCGCCGGGTCCTTGTGCTTGCTCCGGCGTGGCAAATTGAATTTCGATGGCCTGAGGCTTTAGAATGACCCGTTCGACTAAGTGTGCGACCAGATCCTGATCGGTTAGGTGATCGTGGCCAGACTCGCGCTCCTCCGAATGGTCGCGCGCCGCCTTGAGCACCGTGGCTTCAATATCGGAGGCACTGACGCGGCTTACGGTGCCGGCCTCGTTATTCCGTTTCTGCAGAATTGGGTGCGACACGTAGTACCGATACCGCGCACCTCTCTTGTTGGTGTGAGTAGGCGTCATTCGGTTGCCGCGGTCATCAAATAGGCGGCCAGCGAGAATTGACGGAGACGCTCGCAATTTCAATTGGCGGGCGTTTGCGCCTGCGGCGAGCTTGGCTTGCACCGCTTCGAATAGCTCCCGATCCACGATGGGCGCCTGCTCACCAGGATGGATTTTTCCCTTGTAGTTGACTTCGCCGATGTAGAACCGATTGCGAAGGAGATGAGAGAGAGCGCCGACACCGAACCGGATGCCACCGCGCGTCTTGCCAGTAGCCAGTGTTAGCCGCCGCGTGCGGAGTTCCTTTCGATCCAAGTCCTCGACGAGGTCACGGATGGACCCCAGTTCAAGGTAGCGCCGGAAGATATTCCGGACGGTTTCGGCCTCGTCGGGCACCGCGAAGAGCTTCTTATTAACGCTCGCATAGCCGAGCGGGATCGATCCGCCGACCCAAATGCCTTTGGATTTTGAGGCCGCGATCTTGTCGCGGACCCGCTCGCCAATGACCTCGCGCTCGAACTGGGCGAAGGACAGCAGCACGTTGAGGGTCAGCCGACCCATGCTGCTGGTGGTGTTGAATGATTGGGTGACCGACACGAACGAGACCGAATGCTGGTCAAAAAGCTCAACCAGCTTGGCAAAATCGGCCAGCGATCGGGTGAGGCGATCGACCTTGTAGACCACAATGATGTCGACCTTGCCGGCCCTGACCTCGGACAAGAGGAGCTGCAGGGCAGGGCGGTCAAGCGAGGCCCCAGAGAACGCCCCGTCGTCATAATGGTCGGGGATTTGGCGCCAGCCCTCGTGCGCCTGGCTCTTGATGTAGGCCTCGCAGGCTTCCCGCTGGGCGTCCAACGAGTTGAACTCCAGGTCAAGGTTATGGTCGGTGGATTTCCGGGTGTAGATCGCGCAGCGAAGAAGCTTCTTGGTGGGCCTACGCAAAAGCATCGGGGGGTGGCGAAACACCGACACTAATGGAAAGCCCCTTAAGACCAATACCTTGAATACAAAACTGACCAAGGTTGCCAACTATCGCCGCACTATTTGTGCGGTGGACGCCCAAGAATATCTGCTACGGCGTATCAATGGTCTAGAAGCGCCCCTCATCGCGAAGAGCGTCCAGGCGCGGGATGCGCTGCTTGCTGCAATTGGCGAAGCCATTGCATCCTTGCATTGGGCAGATTTCGAAACGTTGGTGGACGTGATTTTTGCCCGCAGCGGCTGGCACCGCGCCTCGGCTCTTGGCGGATCGCAAAAGCTGGTCGACATTGTGCTGGAGCAGCCGACTACCAATGAGCGCGCGGCCGTTCAGGTCAAATCGTCCGCTTCACAAAAGACCTTAGACCGCTATATCGAGCTTATTGATGAGGAGGGGACATTCTCCCGCTCGTTTTTCATTTGCCATAGCCCGAAAGGACAGCTTGAGCCACCCTCCGATAGGAATGACGTCCATGTCTGGTGCGGTAGCGAAATAGCGGCCACCGCGCTTCGGCTAGGACTTGCCGATTGGATCATCGAGAAAGCATCGGCATAAGAGAAGGCCTTGAGGGAATCATCCCCTCAACAAGGGCAACCCTACAAATACTTGACGCATCGGTTCCGACAAAGCGGCCTGCTATTCCGCCGCCTTCGGCTGCGGGCTTATCCTTGTCCGAGTTTTGCCCAGATCTCGAGAGAATTGTCTATACCGATGTAGTCAAGAAACTGCGTTGTGGAATCGACTTGGTCGTCATACCGACTCCCCGGAAAGCTAGTCAGTTCATGGAGGTAATCCGCAAGCCATGGCGCAGTACGTGGCAAGAATACGCGGCCATTTTCGAACATTGCCGTTTGAGCGTGTAGGCGCATGATCTTGTCGCTGCCAGAAGGCGGCTTGTATGCAGTGACGCCGTTTACAAATTCGGATTGCAGGTCCTGGATGAGTTGGGTGCCGGACGCCTTGTCCTCGATCAGGATGGTCGCGGGGTTATATTTGTTCGCTAGTTCGACGGCCTTCCGTTTAAGATCAGGATAGTTCAGCTTTGATCGGACGACCTCGAGAAGATAATAGTGTTTATCGTCGACACCCCAAATGGTGAAGACACTGTAGTCGCTGAGCTCCGTCGCCTTATTGGCGCTGTCTAAGCTTATTACGATTCGACTGAATTGGGCGGGCTGCTCGCCGGGTTCATAGAATAGAAGCCATCCGGTTTTCACCATGGCGCCGCCGGCCGGGGAGGGGTTCTGCTGGTATTGGCTTAGGAAATTGTACTCCCCGATGGTCTGGCGGATATTGGCGTAAATGGCGAGGGACTCGCGTTCGGGATGGAGCGCGTCGCCCACCTTGCGCTTGAATAAACGGCTGCCAAAGGGATTCACAATTGCGTGTGCTTCATCCTGCTCAGCAATCGCCGGAAAAGAAAGCACCTCCCAGTTTTCATGTTCGAGAACATGACCGACTAGATCATCCTGATGCAGGCGCTGCATGATGATAATGATGCAGCCGTTGGCCTTGTCGTTAAGTCGGGTCAAAAGCGTATTGTCATACCAGTCATTGACGGCCTTTCGCTGGGTTTCCGAAAGTGCCTCATCGGGTTTGAGTGGGTCGTCGATGATGATCAGGTCGGCACCTCGACCAGTAAGTACACCGCCGACTGATGTCGACATGCGTACGCCCTGCTCCGTCGTCATGAAGTCCGCAACCGCCTGCCTGTTTGCGACGCGGGTGGCAAATATCGCCTTATACCAATCCGCCGTCATGATCGTGCGGCAGTCGCGTGCAAACTTGTCCGCCAGATCTTGGCCGTAACTTGCGCAAATGACCTGCCCAGTCGGATTGTGTCCAAGGTACCAGGCCGGAAATGCAATGGAGGCGCAGTGTGATTTGAGGCCACGGGGCCCAAGATTGATGATCAGCCGCTTGATCTTGCCTAGACGGCAGGCTTCTAGCTTCGTTGCGATCATCTCGATGTGCGGCCCGCTCAGAAACCGGGTCTGCGGATTGAGCTCGTAAAATGCTCGTTCATTGAAGCTCACCAAGTCATTTCGCAATATGAGTCTGTATTCGTCGGGCGATAACGTCATGACCTGCCTTCCGTTTTGGGCTGTGACGTGTCCGTATTTAGGTTGTCGCCCGACAACTCGGGCGGGGTTTCGGGTGTTGCAACCTCCACAACCTCCGCTTCACGGATTCGCTTGACGATATTCGCCATGACCAGCTGATCTTCCGGCCGGCAGAGAACTTCAGATCCGGGAGCTGCGGCAGACCCGGCTTCATGCTGGCGTGCTTCGTTCAAAAGCACCGGAATGGATTTTGGATCTCCGGCGGCCGCCTTGTTGACCAGTTGTTTGGCGACGGCCTTTCGTTTCGTAATCTTCTTTCGTATGCCATTTTCCGTAATTGGGACGCGCGTGTTCAACTCTTCTTGGATCTCAGTCGCAAAATTCCTCACGCCCTTGCCGCGCCCTTTGGGGTTGCCCGACTTGCCCTTGGCGAACTGGGTATGCTTGGGCGGTTTGCCATACCCGACTTCGAACGCCCGATCATTATTGTCCTGGTCAGTCATGGCGCGCCTCCGCTTCGCCAGCGAGATCGTCGAAGCGGTCGCCCGTGACGGCGTGGATCGCCTTGTCGCCCGTGAAAGCCTGCCAGCGCCGGATGATGGTGTCGACGTAGAGCGGATCGATCTCGATGCCGTAGCAGCGGCGACCGACACGCTCTGCAGCAATCAATGTAGTGCCGCTGCCCAAAAATGAGTCGAGAACAATATCGCCGCGCGCAGAGCAGTCGAGGATGGCATCAGCCACCATGGCTACCGGCTTAAGAGTGGGATGTAGGACCGCCAAATAACCTTCCTCGGATTGGCGACCGAAGTTGTTGACGCGCGGATAGTGCCAAACATTGGTTCGGTTGCGCCCGTATTGCCCGAGCTGCAAGTTGTTTCGGTGCGACGCGGAGCCGTTCTTGAACACGAGCACAAGCTCATGTTCGCTGCGATAGAACGAGCCCAGGCCGCCACTGCCCTTGTCCCACACACAAAGATTCTTAAGTTCGGAATATGCAAGCCGCCCTGCTTCTAGAACCTCGGCCAAGTGCCGCCAGTCCATGCACAGGAAGTGTATGGAACCGTCGATGCTATATTTGGCCATTAGCGCGCAGCATCGTGTCAGGAATGATGTAAACTCGACCGCATCAAGTTCGCCGACCGCCATTGTAAAATCGCGATACTGAATGCGACCATGACCGGACGTATTTCCCTGAATCGGGATGTTGTACGGAGGGTCGGCAAATACCATTTGTGCGCGCTTAATTCCGAGCAAAGCCCGAAAAGACTCTTCTGACAGCGCGCTGCCGCACAGGAGGACGTGTCGACCTAGATGCCAAATGTCGCCCGACTTGCTGATAGCGAATTGACTATTCGGTGTTGGAAGACGATCGGCCATGTCCGGTTCGTCATCGCCTGTCGTCGGGAGACCCTCGATCCGAAGGTCGATTTCCCCCATCGTGAAGCCCGTCGCCTCGATGCCGAAATCCAATTCCAGCTCGGACAACTCCTTCAGCGATTCCGCCAGAAGCCTGTCGTCCCAAACTGACGCCTCCGTCAGCCTGTTATCGGCGATCATGAACGCCTTAGCCTGGGCCGAGGTGAGGTATTCAAGCCTTATGACCGGTACTTCGATCAAACCCTGGAACTGTGCGGCCAGGAAGCGGCCATGACCGGCCACGATCTTGTTATGGCAATCGATCAAAATGGGAACCGCGAATCCGAAAGCTTTAATGCTCCACGCAATCTGCCTGATTTGCCTGGAACTATGACGCCGGGGATTCCGAGGATCGAGGATGAGCGCGGTGAGCGCCAGATAGGTGATGATGAGTCGGCCGAGCGAGACAATCGCTGCCATTGGTGGCTCCCTGGGTAAGGCGCCTCAAATTGGGGCGCGGTCAGGGAGACGATTTTTAGCGGCTAGGTAATCTTAGCCCGGCTAACGTGATTTTTTCGATATTTTGAAACTAGGTTGGCAAAGCGACCGTAAGTGATTGATGTCTCTGTGCCGTTGTATGGCTTGTAGGTATATGCGCATTTTCTGGGATCAGAATGGTGTTTTTCCTTTGGGCGAAGCTTAGCCTCATCCAGTTTGTGAAAGAAGTGACCCCATAGCTCTTCTGCGGTTTCGTCTCGATGGTCTGGGCTCAACGCTAATTGCTCAATAATACTTGGTATAGGTTGGCCATCCTCAGTGAGCTTGCTGCGCGGTTTCTTGGCACGGAGACGTTGAGCCTCCTTGTGACTAAGTCCTATCCGATAAATCGGAGCGGCCACGGTCACTGACACGAGGTGCCAAGCATCATGCTTATCTCTGGAATATTCTGGATTTTCGAGAATAAGCCATTTCAGAGCACAATAGGCTTTTATCAACGGAATTGCTGCAAGGCGTGTTCCCGCACCCCATGTAAACGACCATTGATCAAATGGCCAGCTTTCTTGCCTCGGCCGAAATCGCATGGCCTCAAGCTGTTCGTCCGTCACTCCTTGGTGCTTTAATCGCAACGTAAGTTCGTGGCTTGCAACGTATTCGGCCGGAGTTTGAGTGTTCACGATCGTGCGTCCATGGGCTCAAAAGAGTCATCGTCTATCTATGGAACTTCGAGCAGATTCCAATAGCGGGTTCGATTCGCATAATGCCCAATACGGAATGTCAACGGCACCGCTTATCGCGTCTATCGACCGGCTCCGGCGCCTGGTTCCGACGCGACGTTATGCGGTGTTGCTCGGCCGGACTCGGCGATTTTCTCACCATCCCGCTGGGGTGCCGATCTTCTCGGGGGTCTCGCGCTGAAGGCGGTCCGCATCCCACTCCTTTGCAATAATCCTGCGGCCGCTTACGCCGTCTGACCGCGCCGACATTAGCCAGACAATCGGCGCCATCATCACTTCGGGTTGGATCAAGGTGGATCGGTCGTCAACCTCGGACATGGGAATCATGCGCGTATTGGCTGGGCCGCCGGGCGCCAG